GCTTCTTCTTCCGGCAAAGAAAAAACTATGCCGGTAGGAATAAATCTAATATCTGTCATAGTTTCTCCTTATAACCCAACTTTCTTACCAATAGCCCAAATTGTTCCGGCAAATCCTGTACCAAAATCAATATCAATGGCTCCGTCTTTGTTAATGAATCTAGCCGGATCTTGAATTTGTAAAACAGTAGTTGCTGATTTTGCAATTGTTAGGAGTAAATCCCCTAACATTGCGTTAGGGAACTTATCTCCATTTTTTATTGTTAGTGTGCAATCAGAAGAAGAAGTATTTGTAATTGAAATAAACAAAGTATTATTCAAGCAATTCATAGCATTTTCTAATGTTATACCATTTGCAATACTAACAGTTTGAGGAGTTACAACTAAAACTCCGGCAGAATCAGAGTTTTCTATTACCGGATATTGAATTGAAATTATATCTCTAGCCATTAATTAATCCTTTCTTTTTAAGCAGCTCTTTTTGACAATGCTAAAGGAGCAGTAATCTTAACAGTTCCTAAGAAATCAGCTCTTGGAGCTCCAACACCATATAGACCATAGCCTTTGTATCTAGTGTTAAAGTTTTTCTCCGGCATATAGTCTTTCATATTTAAGTTTTTAGAAATACCACCGGCAAGAGTTTTACCTTTAATACCAAATAACGGATAATATGTAATTTGGTCGTTTTCTTTAACACTTGCTACGTTGTTAGAAACAACAATATCCCAACCACAAAGCTGACCGATATAGCCTTTTGCTATTTTCTTATGACCGGATTCCACATATTTAAGTTCATCAAGTTTTCCAAGATAGAACTGATACTCCGGTGGAACAACGGCAACCATTTGTCCGTCAATCCAATTTGTATGACCTTTTCTATCTCCACGTTGAAATTCAGCTTGCATATACGCAAGAATTTCTTTAGCATAATCAGCATCTAGTGGAATAGCTGCGTTAGCAGTATCAGCTAAATAATGTCCGGCTCTAGTGTAAAGTTGTCCATAAGCTGAATCAACCGCAGCCGCAAATTGTTTAATAGCATCTGAAGAATATTCTTTTGCTAATTCAACTTTTTGTTTCAAGTCTGGAGCATTGGCTATTTGTTGTTTTTTGACTTCATCAACTTCAAAGTGGAAAGCCTTACCTTTATCAAATTTTACTTTTGCAGTAGTAGTATTTGTAAGTTCGGCATCTTTTAAATCTCCACCGGTATAGTCAAAAAGATTTACCATAGCCGGCATAATAACATCAACTTCAGCTCCTGTTCTTACACCATCTTTTAATTCGGTATGAGCAAGTTGTCCAATTACCATTTCATCATAGACATATTTATTGTATGCCTTTGTAAAGGTAGTTATCATTAGTTGTTCATCTGACATATTTTATCTCCTTATACTAATTCACTAATCGCTTTTTCTAATTCTTCTGGGGTATAATCCTCAACCTTCTTTGTGATAGAAACAACTTTTGAAGATTGAGGACTAAGAGTTTTCAGAGTATTTTTTTCTTTTTCGTTTTCAGAATCTGCATTTTGTTCAGCAAGAAATTCTTTTTTAAAATACTCTCTTAGATTTTCTATATGCTTAACAAATTCAGACGTTAAGAACATATCGCCTTTTGTTCGCAAAGCATCTGCAAAGAAATTCCTAAACTCCGGAACTTTAAACCACTCCGGAAATTCTTTTACAGAGTTCTTAACAAAGGTTTCAGCTTCCTGTCTTATTGTTTGGTATCTTTGAGCTTCTTGGTTTTGAATAAGTTGATTTCGTATTCTTTCGCCAAAAACTGAAACGTGTTTTACAACATCAACATTAAATTCATCTTCTATTTGAGCTAATAAATCATCTGTTGGGGATTGAGCATATAAAGCCAAAAGACCTCTAACTTTATCCGGCTCTTGAACTAAATATAGATATTTTTTAAATTCTTCTGCCTGTGCTGATGCAACTTGTAGTGCTAAATCTAATTCTTCTTTAGAATTATATCCAAGCTGAAATGCTTTTGCTTGTTCTTCTGTTTGTAGTTGTCTTAGCCTTTCGGTTTGTTTTTGAAACTCTATTCTTTCTTGTTCCCAATTACTTTTCTCAGCTTCTAATGGTTTTAAAGATTCATAGGCTTTTAATAAATCTTGAACTTTTACTGTCCCGTCATCATTGAGAAAATCTTTAGGAATTTCTGTATTTTCTTCCTTTGATTCTGATTCTCCGTCTTGGGTTTCTTGATTTTCTTTTGTTTCTTCATTGTTTTCTAAATCCTGTGTTTCTGTTTCTTCAGACTGATTTTCATCTAAGATACTTTGAATTTGCTCATCTAAAGAAGGACTATTATCCATAGCCCCATTCATTTCTTCATCCATATAAACTCCTTATTTTTTTGTAATTTGTCGTTGAGCCGTAAAAAAATCAGTTTCCCATTTATCAGTATCAGCAATAGTTTTCAACATTCCCTTAATAATTAACGGCTCCGTTTCGGAGTTCGATAGTTTCAAAATATTTTCTAGTTGGAATTGTCTAATTTTCTGATACTCGGCAGAACAAATTAATTCATACTTTTCTATTAAAATATCTTTGTTTTTCATTGTACTTGTGCCATTAAGCTATTTAATTCTTCTTGTGGGGTTTTGTCTGATACAGGGTTGCTATTTGCTTTTTTAGCATCAATAGCACCCTGTACCATTTGTTGAACTTCCGGTCTTTGTAATAGAACTTGTTGCACTTCAATAGGAATTTGTTGAGTTGCCTGTAAAAATCGTTCCGGATTTTCTACCCCTTTTTGTTCCATATACCAAACAAATATCGACTGAACATCTAAAGAAATATGATTAGAAAATCTTTCAACGGCTAAAATTACCATATCAGCAAAGCTAAATCTTTCCGTCATAGAATTTCTATCAGAGTATGTATAGCGATATTCTGCTTGTCTTATTTCATCTGTTATAACTACATTTTCCGGATTATTATCCTTGTTTAAAAATATATTCTCAATTCCAAATTTAAAATTAGCACAGAGTTTCGCAATATTTTTTATACTCGGAATAATAAAATATTGGTTTATAATATCCAAAACCATTGATAATCTTGTAGTTTGACCTTGTGTTTTAACTGAAATCTCTGTTGCCGTTTTATTTCCTTTTTCTTCAGCACCCATCATATTAGGGAATATGCCGGAGATTTCGCTCATTAAATCAGATAAAAATGTAATATCTGCAATAAAAATATTCGTAGAAAAAGTTAAAGGATTAATGCTACTTGATGTATATAGTTGAGGATCGTATGTGATTATCTTTCCAGGATAGAGTTCTATTTCATCATCATCAAAAAAATCTTTAGGACACAATAGTGGGGGATTTTCTGTCAAAGATTGCATATCGACAGTTTTATTAAGCAGATTCTCTTGAACGTGGGCTAAATCCAATACTGAAAACAAAGGGCTTATACCTCTTTTTGTTTCCGGATCTTGCAAAAAAGTTCCGTAAGTGAATGGATTTATAACATATTTATTTTTCTCAAATCTTACTAAATATTTTCCACCGGCAACTACTGCGTGCCAATTTTTTAAGACTTTACCATTAGGAAGTGTAAAGTTTCCCCAATGTTCTAAGACTTCAATAGTTGAATTATTTTGGTGTTTATCTCTTAAAGCATCATCAGATTGGTTCGCAATATCAGAAATATTTGGCTCTCTTGTAATCATTTTTCTAAGAGATTCAGCTACTTCTTTTGATACGTTGTAACACTCGTTATTTATAATATCTTCCGGAGTTTTCCAACTCCTGTAAATTTTGGGTGCATTATCAAAATCTTCTATCTGAGAAACATCAAAAACAAAATCAGAAGGGCTTACTGCTATAACATAGGGATTATCATATATAGTTTTTTCATCAATAAAAAAGTTTTTTCCTTTAGTTTTAGCATGTATAACCTTAGCTAATTTAGCTAAATTACCTTCAAATAATGTTTCAAAAAACTTTATTGGTCGGCGATATTCTTCTTTTCTTGTTTTCCACGTTGTAAAAGTTATTAATTCTCCATATAACAAAGCATTATCAATAACTTTATCGCAGATTTGTGAATAATTCATTTTTTCAAGAATATCCACCAACATAGCTTTTTGCTTATTAGCATTTGTATCAGCTTCTAAAGATTCTCCAGAAACATCAAACATAGAATTGATGCCGGAATAAGTATTTTTCCAAATAAAAGCCTTAAATGTTTGAAAGTACATGAATAATTTGCACATCTTAACTTTAGACTTCCATTTTTTTGACTTATCAGTTTCTTTAGATAAATCAGCTTTGAAAAAGATTTCTTTTATGAGATTATTTGCTTTAACTAAATTTGAACTTCGAGATTCGTTATAACTTTTAAAATCACTAACAATACGATTAGCGATATTTCCCATTTCTTCTTTAGATAATTTTATTTTTTTGTTTTCTTTTTCAACAATATATTCCATTAGATTTTTTTCTCGTCTAAACCTTCAATAGTTAAAACTTCTGGTTGATTTACTTGTAAATCTCCGTTTTCATCCATACCAAGTGCAACTCTTAAACCTTTTTGAGCTTTAGAAATACCGGACATAATCAAATCCATATTGTAAGCTGAAGCTCTAGGTTTAGCTTTTCCGAGCAATAGTTCATCTTTATATTGGTCTAATAAAGTTTGGATAACGTCTAAAGATTCATTAAATAATTGAATATGTCTTTCGTTAGCAGCAAGTTTATCTTCTTCAACTCTTTGACATAATTTTTGTTTTGTACGTTCTTCGATTTCTCTTTTTTTCTTGTTAATACCTTCACGGCTCATTCGTTCTGAAATAGTCGAACGTCTGATTTCTACATCTGGGATTTGTTCCATAACATAATCAAGAGTTTCGCCACGAAGATACAACGCACGAATTTTTGCCCAATCCTTAGCCGTAGGCTTGTGCTTTGGAATTTCTTTTTTTGGTCTTGCCATATATTAATCTCCTAAATTAAAGTCAAAAAAATGCGGTAGTGTTTCTACCGCTTGTACCATTTATGAGGAGGAGGAGTATGAGGGCTTATCCCTAAAAATTGGTTCTTTGCATCCGAAGAAATCACACCTTTTTTGTCGGATTTCAACTATTTCCCCTTTAGAGTTTTTAATCTCTTTGTTTTCTCCATAACATAGTCCGTAAGGGGTTTTACTTTTTTTTACGGCATCACTACTAGCATAATAAACTTGGTTGATTAGCAAAGCTATAATATCTTCAACCTTCTTTTTGTAAAAAACTTGTCTAAACATTTTCCCGTCTTTGATTCTTGTTTCAACAAGTGCTGCAACATCAGAATCACAAATCGGACAAATTCCCAAAATTAATTTTCTTCTATGAAACTCTTTGTTTTTATGTAAAAACCAAGTTTCAACAATTCTACTTTTTGTTTGACAATGTGAAAACATAGTAACCCCCATAGATTACGATACGTCAGCCTTTTTTCGTCTATCCCTAGTGTGGAAATCCACCTTTTTATTACACTCTCTCAATTTGTAATAAAAAACTACTTCAAATGTCCGTACCACCTATGAACTTATTATTGACTATCTAGCAAAAAACTAAAAGAAGTTGTGTTATTTTGTAAAATAATCTTTTACAATTTAACATAACCCCTTTTACAAAATCTTGAAATAGAATAATATAATAGAGTAAAACCAAATTTTACATTAAGGTTCAATCCCCTTGTTGCTTTAGCGATAAGGGGTTTTTATTGCCCTTTTTTAGTCCGGAGAAATATGGGTATATTTATTCTTATTCTGGAGTTGAACGATTATGGGGGGTACCCCCCCTTTTTACAATAAGTGGAGAAGATTGACGTAAAATTCCAAACTTAATTTACCCCTTGTTAAAGATGAAACTTGTTTAATTAATGCTTTTTTGTAGTTATAGCTTGTAATGACAATTTCTAGTTATTGATGATTAGGGTATATGAATTGTAGCTACAAGATTTTAGAGGGGAT